AGGACCTTTGCTTCGTTCAACTCTTGAGACATTGTTGCGAAAGTTTTCATTCGGAATCGTCACCTGTTCCTGTTGGATTTTCCATCCAATCAAGTTGCATCTCAACTCTCTTCATGTCAACGACTTCTGCAGCCTTACCTTTGATACCTTCAAAGGCGACTTCCTTTGCATCATTCCATTGACCCTTTTCGATATGGTCTACAACTTCTCTTGCTTTATCGTTCATTTATTAAAATCCTCCGAAGTCATCTTCGTCATCACCACCTTCTTCTTTCTCTTTCTTAATTTGGTCATCAAGAAGAAGAATTTCATCTTCAGTTTGTCTGAGGATATACTTACGTACATACTCATGACTATAGTATTTACCGATGTATTCTGTTGCTTGACTTAATGTGTCAAGTCTTTCTCTTATGATTTCTGCATCTTTCAACTCAGTAAAGTGGTTGTCAGTTGCAAAATCAAACTGCATAAAGTCTTTCATATTGTCAAACTCTTCTGCAGAGACTACATCTTTAAGTACAAGTTGTGTTCTTAAAATATCAATGAACACTCTTGCAAATTTCTTTTGAAGTCTATTAGTAAACTTATTAAACTTCAATTCGTCTCTAGAAATCTCAGATGCACGACCCATGTTAAATCCATTGTCCGCCTCTAATCTAGTTCTAGGGACATTCAGTGATTGATATAGTTTCTTTTTGAAGTATTCTATATCTTCAATCTCTGATAAATTCTGTCCGCCTGGAAGTGTACTAATCTCTGTACCTCTTCCACCTTCTCTACGTGGTAACCAAAAGTCCTCAAGCATTGACATATGTTTTCTGTCATCTTTGATTTCCCCTGTCTGTGCGTTGTAAACAAGTTTATTTCTATACTTGTTCATCACATCTGCAAGGTACTGTTCTGCCTTTGCTTTTGGAAGGTTACCTACATCAATGTAGAAAATCCTTCTTTCAGGAGCCCTTGATATTCTATAGATAACAAGTGCATCCTCCATCATTGATAACTGATTTGCAGTCTTCAATGCCTTATGTAAATATCCGATTACAACATTCTTAGTGTAATCCAATAATCCTGAAGTAGTGTAAGTCACTGCCTCAGGTGCAATTTTTAAGGTAGCACCTTCTGTACCACCTGTTTTGTCAAAACCTTTATCGTTGAAAACATAAAACTCTTCAACTTTCTTTATCTTTTCAACCCCTTTACGGTCTTTGTCTTTCTCTACATTACGTACCTTTTTAATTTTCAAAGGGTCGATGATACGTAAATCAACAATACCAGCCTTTTGACGATTAGAATTAACTACCTTATGCAGATAAATTCTTCCGTCAACGTACCACTTTCTGAATATTTCATGAGAGTTCTGATTGAACTTCATTAGAGATAGGATATATGCAAACTCGTCTTGTATCTTTTTCTTGATACTATCAGAGAGTTTAACATCTCTGAGATCGAGTGAAACAATCCTATCAGATGAATCAGATGTGATACACTCATTTATAATGTCTTCGATTGCAGAATCACACTCAGGTATCAACGACACTTCACGATATCTTCGAATGAGTTCTGCCTCATTCTTGATACCACCTTCCATGTCGATGTAAGAACCATACGCACCACCAGTAATAAAACCGCCTGGTTGTGTCTGTATGACTGGTGTTCCGTCATCGTCGACAGGTGGAACAAACGAAGGCCCTTTGACCTCCGTTGCCCTTAACTCGTCTTTTTTACGAGTTATTTCAAACCCAAAAATTTCCATACTAATATTTATAACACTCCCAATGGAGTATTATTCACTGTTTTTAGACTACTCTTTCCCAGTGAGAGAATTCAAAATCAACTGTAAACTCTTCTAGTGCATCTACTGTTTCGTAGTTTAAGTCTATTGCACCAATTGAAGTTGGGAACATGTTAAAGAATTCGTATCTCGCCAGAACTGAGTCGTCTTTATTTAATTGTTCTACAAAAGCACGTGATAATAAGTAGTCAGTGTCAGTTGCACCTTCACCACTATCTAATGCCTGAATCTCTGTTTGCCATGCTTCTAGAGCAGTTCTTGCAGAGAACTCGACATCATTAATGATTGTAACACTCCATGGTTCGAAGGTTCTATCACCTGCGAGTTTAAGAATGTGACCTCTAAAGTTTACAGGTACCACTCCAACTGTAGCAGCAGGGATTTGTGCAGCTTTACACAGAAATTCGATCTTATTACCTGACCTTGGTAAGAACACTCTGAATCGGTTAGCTCTTGGGCCACCTCCGATTAACTGTGCTTTAAATTGGTCTATTGTTGCCATTCTTATCTCCTATTAAACTGCACCGTATACTTCTTCGAACTCAACACCTGAACGTGTTGCGACGAAGTTTAATGTTACGTAGTTAATTGACTTAGCAGGTTTGATGAAGATTGAACATACAAACTCGTTTCTATCGATAACTGAATCTGTGTTGTTTGTTTCGTCACATACTACTGAGAAGTCTACCAACCCTCTTCTGTTCTTCACGTCTCTTAAGAAAGGTTCTACTGCACTTCTAAACTGAGCTCTTGTGAATGCATCGTTGAATTCAAAGAGTTGTGCTTGAGCAGCAGTTGAAATTGCCTTTTCTAAGACGATGAATAATCTTCTGACATTAATTCTGTCAAATGCACTTGTAGTCGCTAATCCAGTTTTGTCACCGAAGAGAACTGTACCTTGTCCTGCGAAAGTAACCACTGGGTTAACTCTTGCACGATATAGGTCATCTCTAGATGCCTTTCTAGGATTAAACGCAAGTTTTGTAATTCCTAAGTATTGTCCTCTTGAGAAACCAGCAGGTGAGAACCAAGGGTCTCTTAACAAGTCTGATCTTGCCATAATACCTGCAGTATGGGGATTTGCAGGGACGTAACAATATCTATCATTGAATCTGTCGTATTGATATACCCATGTTGAGTCGAATACAACATATGATGAACTTGTTGCAGTATCTACTGTTGCAATAACGTTTTTCATTCTGTTATGTTCAGAAGTAGGTGCAAAGTGATTTGCTTCACTATTTGCAGTACCTAAAACGTCTTTCTTCATTGGTGATGCAACAAGGATACAATCCTTTCTTGTTTCACAAAGTTGAATACCTTGATTGATGATAGTTGTCCAATCGGCCAAACTATCTCCGTTATTTGTTCTAGTTGAACCAACGATTAAGAACGAGATGTCGGATGCAGATGCATCATCGAAATGATCTTGCCATGCACCATAGATGACACCTGCAGTAGGTTCAGTACCGTCTGAACCTGCACTCAATGATGAGTTTTCCACTGCATCAGGTCTACTGAAAGCAGTAGTTGCTGATACAACGTGTGTTCTATGTTCGTTTGCTGTTGTTACCATCGCAGTTGAGTGTCCTGTCCACCATACCCACTGTGAATCTCTTTCTACTACGTCTCTGTAGTAGTTTGAGTTACCATTTGAATCTTTTGAGTCTGATGCGAGTGAGACGAAAGGATATACTTCCAATACTGTGTTAGCAGTACCTGAAACTGTACCGTCTTCGTCTACGACAACTACGTGTATCTCGTCGTCTGAACCACCTGCAGCGAGAGCAGATGCAGACTTGCCTGGAGCTTTGTTGAATAAATTGTAGAACTCCCAATACCTATCAACGTTAGTTGATGCAGGGACAGTTTCAGTTAAACCTGTTCCTGTAGGTTGTCCAATTGCTTCGATGGTTAGGTTGTCAGTTGCAATTGCAGTAATTCTATACTGTGTTGTGTGGTTAGCAAATTCAATGATATCTCTAACATTGAATGATGTACCACCACCTGTTGCAACTCCTACTGTTGTATTTCCTGCGGCTTCTTCTGATGCAACTGTTGAAATCGCATCGTTGAAGTACGCATTAGAACTAGCACAGACTGAAACTTTAAGTGAGTTACCTAAAGCACCAGCGAACCTTGCGGCCCATTTACCTGTTGTTCCATTCAGTGAACCATCTCTGGCAATATTTTGGTAGTCCGATTCATTTTTGATTAGTTGAGTCCCGCCACTAGCGTTTGCGTTTGCTAAACCTGAGTTATTCAATCTGATAACACGTAGTGATGAACCATATTTCAGGAACGATTCTGCTGAATAGAAGTCTTCTGCTGAAGCATCTGTATTTGCAGGTTCGTAGAAAATGTCGACTAAACTTTTCGCATCTGAAACTGTTACTACTTCATCAACAGGGCCCCATTGAAATGTACCAGCAAATCCTCCAACTGTGGAAGAAACTGCAGGTACAACATTTGTAAGGTCTATTTCTGAGACCTGTACGCCTGGTGATACTTGAAATGCCATACTTTTTCTCCTGTTAATGTAAAAAGTTTTCTTACTGTTTTATTTATAACTTTATTACTTTTAACGTTACTATTTATTGACCGATAACCATCTATCTCCACT